GCCCTGCCCATGAGACGGCGATCTGCCGGCAAGCATCGGGCGCGATGGCCGGATATTGCCTCTCACCACCTCCCAGTGTGCCGTTGCTTGAATTGGTTATGCCCTTCAATGACAGTGAACACGCCCACCGTTGCTGTTGTCAGCATGGCAGCACTGTCCAGGTGGAGAGCTCTTGCGGCAGCCGCCCCCGTGTGCATGTGCAAAACTGGTAATGAATAGAACGGCCGCGATTGCGGCGATGATCGTTCTCATATCCCCCTCCCAAAGGTATTGCAACCGAAGGTAAGCATAACGGGCGCTCGCGCGCAAGTGGGCTGTGGGAGTCGCGGAGAGCCAAGAGTTTCAAGGCGGCGGGCGGAGCACGGCTCGCCCGCGCTCATAAGCGTGCAACCAGACATGGCCAAGCTGAAGACTATCCGCCCGCTCGTCTCCAAGCTCCCGCCCCGTATTGGCTACACTCCCGGCAACGAACGGGAACGCTCAAGCTACAGGGACGCGACCCAACCATGGCGCTCCTGGTACAAGACGGAGCGGTGGCGGAGGCTGCGATGGTCCATCCTCGTCCGCGACCTCTTCACCTGCCAGCGCTGTAAGAAGGTAGAGAGCAACACGCGCCTTCTCGTGGCCGACCACAAGAAGCCACATCGAGGGGACGAAGTGCTGTTCTGGGACGCGGAGAACCTGCAGTGCCTATGCAAGGCCTGTCATGACAGCGTGAAGCAGTCCGAGGAGCGGCGAGCTCGGTAGGTCACAGTAAGCTTGTGTCACACAAGCGCAAAATCGTGGCGCGAGGGGGGTGGGTCAAATCTTGGTAGCGCCTCGCCCCCAGGACCCGCGCCCCCCTCATTCAGAGGTTTTTTTCTCCGATGGAAGATTTCGAGCCGGCGTTTGACCTGCTGGGCGATCCGATTCCGCCTAATTTCGGAAAGCGCGGAAGGCCGCCGCATGTGCCGACGCAGGAAAACCGCAACAAAGTCATACTGTTACTGGCACAGGGCTGGACGGATGACAGGATCGCCGGCGCGCTCGGCATCACCAAGCCGACGCTGCGCAAGCATTATTTTCGCGAGCTGCGGGCGCGCGACGTGGCGAGGGACCGGGTCGAGGCCATCGGGCTTCTGACGCTTTGGCAGCAGGGCCGCGCGGGAAACACGGCGGCGATGAAGGAATACTTCCGCCGTCACGACATGGCCGCTGCGCCAGCGTTCGACGATCGCGTAGACCGCGAGCGCGAGAAGATGGGCAAGAAGGAGCGCCTGCGCCACGAGGCGGCGAATCCGCCCGATGACTGGGAAAGCGTCACGCCACGCCTGAACTGACATGGTGGACTTCTCCTGCCCCGACTGGTTCGAGAAGCTGAAGGCCGGACGCGCTCCGCTGCCCGACAACCTCCCGCTCGACCAGGAGGAGGCGCGGCTCGCCGTCGAAGCCTTCGACAAGCTGCGTCTGCCGGATGTGCCGGGCCAGCCCCTGATCCGGGATGTCGGCGCCCAGTGGGCCCGCGATTTCGTGGCTGCGATCTTCGGCCTCGTCGAGATGAACGAGGACCGCACGGTCGTGGTCAACCGCAAGGCCCGCAAGTTCTTCCAGCTCGTACCGAAGAAGAACTCGAAGACCACGAACGGGGCCGCCATCATGATGACGGCCATGATCCGCAACCGGCGGCCGAACGCCGAGTTCCTCCTCGTCGGCCCAACACAGGCGACGGCCGAGCGAGCCTACGAGCAGGCGGAAGGCATGGTGAATGCCGACCCGTGGCTCAAGAAGCGCTTCCACCCGCGCGAGCACATCAAGACGATCGAGGACCGGACGCTCGGAGCAAAGCTCCGCATCCGGTCCTTCGACAACAAGGTGATGACCGGTGTGAAGCCGGTCGGCGTGCTGGTGGACGAGCTGCACGAGCTCGGCAAGATCGCCTATGCTCGCAAGGTGATGACCCAGATCGAGGGCGGCATCATCGCCAATGCAGAAGGGTTCGTGATCATCATCACCACGCAGTCGGACGAGCCGCCGTGCGGCGTCTTCGAGGACGAGCTGAAGCTCGCCCGTGCGGTGCGCGACGGGGAATTCAAGGGCGGCGAGCTGCTGCCCATGATCTACGAGTTCCCGCGGGAGATGCAGGCCGACGAGTCGCAGCCCTGGGCGGATCCGGCGAACTGGCCGCTCGTCCTGCCCAATCTCGGCCGCTCGATCACGATCGACCGGCTGCTGCCGAAATTCCGGGAGAGCAAGGAAGCCGGCGTCGAGACCCTCTCAATCTGGGCATCCCAGCATCTCAACGTCGAAATCGGCGTTGCCATCAACAAGGACCGTTGGGCTGGCGCCGCCTATTGGCTGGGTGCGGAGAGGCCCGGCCTCACTCTGGATGAGATCGTCCTGCGGAGCGAAGTGTGCGTCGTCGGGATCGACGGCGGGGGCCTCGACGATCTGATGGCGATATCCGTCATCGGCCGCGAAAGGCATACGCGCACATGGCTTCATTGGGCGCGCGCCTGGGCGCATCCGGACGTTTTCGAGCGCCGGAAAGAGATCGTCAGCAAGCTCCGGGATTTCGAGCGCGACGGCGATCTCGTCGTGTGCAGCGAGACCGACCAGGACGTCATCGAGATCACGGATATCTGCGAGCAGCTTCTGCTTGCCGGCAAGCTGCCGGAAAGGGCGGGAATCGGTCTCGACGCCTACGGCGTTGCGAGCCTTCTTGACGCGCTTGCCGATCGCGGCATGGCCGGTGAGCTGACGATGGCGGTGGGGCAGGGCTGGAAGCTGCAGTCCGCAATCACCACGCTGCCCCGGAAGCTCAAGGACCGGACCATGCAGCATTGCGGGCAGCGTCTCATGGCGTGGGCTGTCGGCAACGCGAAAATGGAGCTCAAAGGCTCCAACTATGTGGTGACCAAACAGGCGTCGGGCGCATCGAAGATCGATCCGCTGATGGCGACATTCAACGCGGCGATGCTGATGTTCCTGAACCCCGCCTCGGCCGGGCAGTCCTTCTGGGAAGTGGCCTAAGGGTATTCTCACATGCGATTCTTCAGACGGCTGCTCGGCCTGGAAGGCAAGAGCGACGATCCGACGCTGCGCGAAGCAGCCCTGCGGGGCGGTCTGCCAGTGTCCTCGTCCGGCACAAGGGTGACGCCGCAAACGGCGCTCTATGTCTCGACCGTGCTTGCCTGCGTCCGTGTGATTGCGAATGGCATCGCTCAGGTACCTTTTCGCATCTACAAGGAGGATGATGCGGGGGGACGGGCACCCGCAAGCGAGCATCCGCTTTACAGGCTGATCTATCGCCAGCCGAATTCGTGGCAGACGAGCTATGAATTCCGCGAAATGCTCATGTTCCACGTCCTGCTGACGGGCAACGCGTTTGTGTTCGTCAACCGCGTGGGGCGTGATCGGAAAATCAGGGAGATGATCCCGATTGAGCCCAATCGGGTGCAGGTGGAGCAGAAGCCGGACTACTCTCTGGAATACACAGTCACTTCAGAGAAGGGCGCTTCGCAGAAGTTCGGTCAGGACGCGATCTGGCACCTGCGCGGGCCAAGCTGGAACGGCTATCTCGGTCTGGAGGCGGTGAAGCTGGCGCGTGAAGCCATCGGGCTTTCGATGGCGCTGGAGAAGGGACAGTCCGAGTTTCAGAGGAATGGGGCCAAGACTTCCGGCGTCCTCTCGATGGCATCCAAGCTCTCGCCGGATCGCTACGAGTTTCTCGCTGCCTGGCTGGATAAGCATCTTCCGGGCGGTGAGCGCTTCGGCAAGCCGATAATCGTCGATGATTCAGCGAAGTATACGCCGACCGTGATGAGCGCGGCCGATCAGCAGCTGATCGAGACCCGGAAGCACCAGATCGAGGAAATCTGCCGGGAATTCGGCGTCATGCCGATCATGGTGGGGCACGCGGACAAGACCGCGACATATGCCAGCGCGGAGCAGATGTTCCTTGCCCATGTCGTCCATACGCTTGCGCCCTGGTACCAGCGCATTGAGCAGAGCGCGGACGTGAATCTCCTGAGCGAGGAAGACCTTGCGGAAGGCTACTACACCAAATTCACGCCGAACGCGCTGATGCGCGGCGCTGCAAGCGACCGGGCTGCATTCTATACCGCCGCGCTCGGCACGACGCAGCAACCCGGCTGGATGACGCGCAACGAGGTGCGCGCCCTT